TCCGCTTCCACCTCCGCCACTAAATGTTACTGATGGTGCTGTTAAATATCCAGACCCAGCATATGTAACAGTTACAGACTGAACTTTATTACTGCTAACAACTGCAATAGCACTAGCAGTTGTTCCATACCCAGCAGTTGGAGTTCCAATTGTTACAGTTGGAGTTCCGCTATTATATCCACTACCTTGATTTGTTACAGTAATCGAAGCAATGCTAGTACCCTGCTTGTGATTATCTGTTCCATCCGTAAATTGAAGATCGCTATTCCCATCTGCCCAGAACAGTTTGTTATTCAACTGAGCGAATTCAAGTTGATTTGCTGAATTTGAAAATGTTCCGCCAGTAGTAGAGAATGTGCTTGATCCAGTATTGTATTTATAAAGAGATCCGTTTGTGGCCAGAATAATTGTCTCAATGTTTGGCGTATCAAAATAGAACATGCCCTGCACGGTGCTTGCCGTGGACAAGCTTGTGGAAACAGTCTCAATTCCCTGGCGAGTCTGGAGATTACCATTCGGAGCAATAGTCATGTTGAGCAGCTCGGAGGCTGCATTATCCGCAATAAGATTGGGGCTAATGCCAGATACCTGGCCACCTTCAAAGCTAGGGGTTACAGCTACCGACAAGACATCATCTGTGGCATCCGTGAAGTACGGCATGGCCTTAGATGATCTCTTCTAAACCAAGTTCGCCTAGCGATGCTGGCGTGATCTGCTTCATACCACCAACCTGGCTCAATTCATAGTTCGCCATCGCTGCCAAATCTGAGTTGGCAGACTGAACAACAATCTGTGACTTCCCATACTGCCGTTCACGCTCCAGGGCATCTGCATGGGTCAAGGCAAGCACGACGTGGCTTACATGAGGAAGGCGAAGTTCATCGCCAAGCGCATTTGAAGATGGCGGGAAATCTACAACATAACTAGAACGAGTAAGCGATTGTAACTTTTCTACAACTTTTAACGTAGTTGTGCTGGATGATTGAAGTGCTGGATAAATATCGATTTCTGCTATTCCAGATGCATTCCTTCCCTTGAAATAGTATGCCTGCGGTGTCCCAACTCTACTTGCGTCAAGCAAGTCAGCGTCTTGAGAAATGATTGTAGCTAAGTCCATTGGAGTAAGCTCATCATCACCCCAAGCAACAGAAAGAGGTGCTTCTACGTTTGTTCCAAGAGAAACTGTTCTGCTTGTTATATCCGTAATTCCATATGTAGAGTTCGTAACAGTCTCACGCCATGGCGCAAAGTTCCATACGCGCCGATAGTTCAGCGCTGCTGCTTTTTGCAGGAACGTGAGTGTGTCGGAGTCAGTCTTTCCGATCTTCTCTCCTGCGAACTGAGCGATTTCGGTAAGCGTCATTTGTTGGCCAGTTGTGCTTCTAGGTTATCAATTTTGGCAGAGAGCTGTTGGATTGCCTTGACCAATACTGGAATTAATTTACCAGGAGCCATTGCGAATTGATCTTGGTTCTGATGTTCAACAAGACCAATCCAATCTGCATTATGCTTATTTACTGCATCCAATGATTCTTGAGCAATAAATCCAGCATCAATCAATCCAACGCGCATACCATCGCGCTGGTTCCATGTGAATTTGACTGGACGAAGATCTTTTAAGAAATCAATTCCAACTGGAATATCTTCAATATTGCTTTTATCTCTAGAATCTGATAGCGCTGAAATCGTTGCGGTCTGGCATCTGAGTGTTGTAATAGCAGAGTTACCAAGAACGATTGTATTGCTTGCAGTTGCTCCGCCAGTTGTATCAGCTGCGCTATTACCAATATGAGTATTGTTTGTTCCAGTTGTTGTATTACCAGCAAAATATCCAATGCAAGTATTTGAATTTCCTGATGTAATATCGTCACCTGCACTATATCCAAGGTTTGTATTCTGTGAACCAGATGTAAGCGCAATTAATGTTTGCGCTCCAATTGCAGTATTAAATCCTCCACCAGAATTATTATTAGCACCGCTACTTGCATTGTATCCAACTGAGGTATTAAATTGTGATACAATGCTTTTATTGGCCTGATATCCAATTGAGACACAAGCACCACTTGCAGTCGAGTTTGTAGATGCCGTCGCTCCAAGTACTACACTTGTAATATTTCCAGAAGCACCCTGGCCAACTCTTACTGAATTTATTGTTGCATCGCTGCTTCCAGTAAGCGTTCCAATCGTTCCAGCTGTAAAGTTGCAAGAAGTACCAAGCGATCCAGTATAAGTCCCACCAGTAAGAGTACCAGTAAGCGTGCTGGCGGTTAATGTCTGAACTGTTCCTGCTGTGAAATTGGCAGATGTTCCAAGCGATCCAGTATAAGTTCCACCAGTAAGAGTGCCAGATAGAGTACTTGCTGTAAGCGTCTGAACTGTCCCAGCTGTTGAATTAATAGCTCCAGTGAATGAACCAGATAAAGCTCCAGCTATTGTTCCAGTTGAAATTGTTGCAGTTGATGCTGAAAGAGTCTGAATTGTTCCATTTGTTGCAGTCGCAGATGTAGCAACAACTGCACCAATATTTCCAGTCGTGCTGTTAATCGTGGTAATTGTTCCAGTCGTGCTGTTAAGCGTGCCTACAGTCCCCCTGGTGCAGGAAAGCGTGCCAATCGTGCCAGAGTTAAGACTAATCGCGTATTCTGGATTAATACTGGCATCCGAAATCAAAGCGTTAAGCTTTGTATTGGTTACCGTATCGTTTGCACCAAAACTGGTTCCTGCTGTAAAATTAGCCATTTTATCTCCTAGTTGTTCCTGTTTTTAATCACATCCCAGGCCATGGAACACACAAGCCCAATGATGCCAGAGATCGCGAGCAGCCTAGTCCGCAAATGCTCAAGCGCATTAACCTTATTAGCAAGGTCTCCGTAGTTTGCAAGTGACCTCTCAACCATGGCGTAAAGCTGAACCTGGCGCTCTTCCATCCTGGCCAGCCGAACTTCTAGACTCCATACTTGATCCTCACTCATGGCCTAACCTTTCCAGCATCTTCGGCTGCGCCCATGTCGGAGTATCTGGGAAGGTCTGAATTGACCTGCTTTTGTGGAGAGCAACCCACCAGCACGGCACAGAGAAGGAGCATGCGAATCATGCGAATGGATAGCTTTTTCCAGCCCCAGCATTGTAAAGGGATGTGATTTCTGATGCAGACAATTCTTTATTCCAAATTCCAACTTCGTCTATATTTGCATTTTTTCCTATTAAGTAGCTTCCATCAGCATTTCCATTGATTGAAACATTTTCTGTTGGAACATTTGCATAATTTCCAGATGAAGAGATAGAACCATCTAATGCTCCATCAACATAAACTTTAAGTGAGCCAGTTCTTTTCCAAGTGAAGGCTGTATGATGCCAATTTCCATTATTGATAGGGGTTGAACCTTCCGCTCTGTCATATTCTGGTTGTCCACTCCAAAAAATAGTTCCATATATTCTTCCGTCTGCAAACATATCAAGTCCGATTGTTGACCCTCCATAGTTACTTCCAGTAGCCTGATCAACTAAAAAAATTTCATCTTCTCGTGTTGTTTTTACCCAAAGTGAAATGCTGTATTCATCTCTTGATCCATTAAGAAATGTACCGCTTCTTGAGAAATATGTTAAATCATCTCCACTAAAATTTGCGCTTCCATTTATTATGCCAGTTCCCAAAGATACGCCGCTTGTTCCATTTGGTGCGGAAAGTGTTCTGGAATTTCCAGATGAATCAAGAAGCGAAACCCCTCCACTACCATTATTATCAAATTTCCAGTAAGCTAGTAATCCAGTAAGCAGGGAGGACGGCGCAACTCCTCTACCAACTTTTTGTAGATTTTGTACTCCTAATCCCAGGGACAGTCTTGGCATATAATTAAAATGCAATCACCCGCCAAGGAATTGAACCTTTGGCGGTGTGGTTGCTTGAATCATTAACCAGCTATGTAGCCGATCACCTTGCCAGTTCCAGCCGTGTAGCTGTTAAACTCGCCGTAGATGATGTTGCCAGAACCAATCGTAATGCCTGTGAGAGTACCATCATATCTACCGCTAATTGCGCTGAATGTGGTATCTGAAAGCATTTGGATAGCCCAATAGCCAGCAGCAGCAGTCCCTTGCGTCCCTACGGAAAATCCGTATTGAGCTTGGAATTTATCTAATGCGCGTGACATTAGCTGTGGAGGGCAATCCGATAGGACGTGCCGTTAAGAGTCACATTCAAGGAAGCAGGAGCCGTGGCAACGGTATTCACCGTACCACCGCTGGAAGCTGCCGTGATTTCAAATACATTCGTGAAGCCCTGGGTATCAAAGCGCAAAGCTTTTCCCTTGGCCTTACGAGTACTGCGTACAAATTCATTAGCCATATTGTTAATCTCCTTTTCGATTCCAGGCACGTTTCACTTGATCCGCGCTGAACTCGCTTTTAAATCTACTCCCAAGTTTTTGTTCTTGTTTGTAGTACCCCTTCATAACATTTGTTTTATTAGCTCCAAGCGGATTGTCGAGGGGTTCGCCAACTCCAACCAGGGCTAAACGTTGTGGGACAGTAAACCGCTTCAGATGCTTCGGGACATTGTCCCTTTCAGCTACTGACTTCTCCAGTTCTACGATAGACTTTTTACGAGTATCGAGATACTGGTAGACAGGCATATTAGCTGTAAGCTTCCTCGTCGGCTTTCTGAGCCAGCGCACGCATTTTATCCTCCTCAGACATGTTGTCCTGTTCGTTATTGTTGGATTCGCTTTCCATCATAGCGTCATTGACCTTGATGTGAGCTACACCACCTTTAACCATATGAACAACACCGCTGAGTTCAACGTGATCACCTTCAGAAGGAGGAACCATGTTTCCGCCATCAGCAACTTCAAGCATCGATACAGGCAACATAACCATGCCTTTCGGCATATTCATCTCGCCACCATTATTCATTCCTTCGTGCATAGCACCTCCGTTGTTAGGAGCTGGGGGGGTTTTATCCCCCCCAGCGTCCTTACGAGGACCCATAGCGATTACTAGGGTTCCCATTTAATTGTTTAGCTGTAGTTCGACTTCGCGAAGATCGCGCGGAAGAACGTAGTATCCAATTGTTTGGCAGCATAGAACGTCTTGAAAGACGCTACGACACGCTGTCCGTACGGATCGGATTTATCGGCAGCATCAAGGATCGTGACCTTCGGAGCGAAGGGCGAGCCATTAGCAACGATTGAGTTCAAGCTAGGAACACCGAAGGCGTTTCCGCCGAGCAGGATGTTTCCATAGACGGCATTGCCAGCAGTCGAAGCAGACGCCACGCCAGCAGCAGCAGTGGCAAACGTCTGGACGTTGGTGCTGGAAACGACTTTACATCCGAACAGCGAACCGATTTCACCTTTGAAGATGGCATCGGGGTTCGAGTAGCTCGAAACCTTCAACCAATCGTCATCCTGCTGGAGGTCACGAATGACCGCAGGGTGAGCGACCAGGACGTAAGAGTCCTTGATCTTGGGCGCACGGCTGATGAACAATGCTGTCACGCCATCGAGCAAGTCGGTGGCAGTAATTGCGCTGTTAGCAACAGAGCTTGTAGCAAAGGTTGTGCCGTTCGTGCTGTTCTGCGCGTAACGAGCATAAGACTTCGTTGCAACATTGGTGCCAGTCGAAGTGGAAGAATCTTGGATCAGCGCGCGGTGACACAGAGTGTCGGCGTGCAGAGCAGCATCTTCACCCAACTGCTTGGTGGCCTGGGCGAGGTGGTTGAACAATTCGGTGGCCAAAAGAACGTCGGTAAGAACGATCTGGCTTCCGTACTGCTGAAGAGTCGCTTCAACAGTAGACAGGGTCAACTGACGTTGATCCGATCCGTCACCAATGGTCGTGCCTTCAGAGAGTGCAACGATGTTTGTAATCGCAGGATTATCGAATTTAAAAAAGCGGACTGTTTTATTTCCGCCAGTTTTTGAAGGATACGCCACCTTCATTGCGAACTGCTCCATCTGGAGCAAGGGGAGCGCACGTTCCAAGAGCATCTTGGAGAAGTACGTCTGGAACTGTGAGGACACAGATCCGCCAGTAGTTACATAAGCCATGTTATTATTTTCCTTTTATAGCAACTAATCTTTTACGATCTATCGGCTTCTGCTGCCATTCGAAGCAGTTCACGACCTTGCTCCTCAGAGGAGAGTTCGTGAAAAGCTTTGACGCGAGCAGGGCCAGAAGGTTGACCGCTTGCAGGTGTCGTTGCCTTTCTTAGTTGAGTCAATTCTGACTCATACTTTGCAATCTTCTTTTCCAAGTCAGAGGCAGCGTCCGCCTTGAGCCTCATCTTCGCAAGACCAACAGCATCGCTAATTCCTGCTGGATAGTTTCGCAGGATGGCGTGCTGCTGAAGAAGTTCAGAGACAGCTTTGTAAAGAGTCGTCGAAGAGTCTTTAAGTTCTGGGTTTGTCTCAACCTCACGAAGGAGGTTTTGGTCCCAGGCACTCTTCAGATCGTTCTGAGTCTTTGCTTCGACCTCTTTGCGATCTTCCGTCTCAATCTCGCTGGCTTTGCTTTCAGCGAGTTTCGCAAGATCGTCACGGCCTTCATAACGGTAGCTTTTTGCTGCTTCCCGATAATCTTCCGCGCTAAACTTGCGAG